GTGCTGGCCAACCTGGCCGTTACCCTGATCGGTGTTGCAGGCGCATGGCTGGTGACTCAGATCGGAAAGAAGCAGCAGCTTCATACCATCAACGCAGCGGTCGATGAGCTGACCAATGCGGCGGAGCAGACCGTGTGGGAGCTTCAGCAGACTGTTGTTGACGGCCTGAAGGAGGCTGCGGCTGACGGTAAGCTGACGCAGACGGAGATTACGGATCTTGGTAAGAAGCTGCTTGAAGGAACTCTGGCCAAGATGTCCGATTCCGGCATCAATGTGCTGAAGGCGGCCAACGTGGATATCAATGCTATCGTGACCGGCGCAGGCGAGGCGCTGATTGCCAGGATCAAACGTGAAGACGTATAAGCTGTTCCGGATAAGAGAGGGACGTCTGTATCCTCTCTTTGTGGAAACAGGTTGCGAGATGAAAATGGGTAGATGGCTGAAAGCCGGTGTTGGAGAACTGGTGGATCCCACGCATGTGAAGAGCAGACTGGGACCACTGGCGCTCCGGCCCGGCTTTCATTCTACTGAGGTCCCCTTTGTGGATTGGATAGGCAAAAGGCAGAGAGGCGTCCTCGTTCAGAGGAAAGATACCGTCTGGTGTGAATGCGAAGTCAATGGACACCAGGAGCATCCATCCGAACGGTATGGAAAACGAACGCTTCCGGAGGATTGGTATTATTTCCGGACCAAACTCGATCAGCCATTCCCCTGGATCATCTCGAACCGGATCAAGATTAAGCGGGTGCTGGATCATGCGGAAGTAGAGGCCGTCTGCCAGAAGCATGGTGTGGTGGCCCAGAAAATGGAGGAATAATCTATGGCTACGAATAAGACCTATACCGTTGTAAAGAACGGCGAAGAACTGAAGGAAGTGAAGACTCTGGCTGCTGCCAAGAAGCTGGCAGACGAGCAGAGCGGCGAAGTGGTGTGCGAAGGAACCGTGGTCTATACGGCGGTTCCCCCTGTCGAGCCTGAAATCGCAGAAAAGGCAGAGGTAAAGGCTCCGGAGAAGTACACTCTCCTTTCCAAGATGAACATCCGGACTGCGCCGTCACTGGATGCCGATAAGGTCGGCATTGCTGAAGCCGGGACTGTTGTTGATGTCCTTGCCATTGAGGACGACTGGCTGCATGTCAGGAACGGTGCAGGTGTCGTTTTCATCCTTTATGGTGGCGGCAAATATGCTCGGAAGAACTGACAGATAGCCCGATTTCCCTTGCGAATCTTTGTGTGGATTATTCCTCAGATATGACTTGATAATATCCCGCTTCAGAGTGATATATGTACACACCGAAAGGGAAAACACATCAAGGAGGATACGATGATGACGAGATTTGCAAGGGAATGGAACGGGGAGCTTGGAGCCTTCTGGCAGAAGAACGCACACGAGGAAGCAGTAAGGCTTCTGGCGCAGCGCGATAACATCGAGGTGGAAGCGGACGGCGCAGCCAAGTGGAAAAGCAGCGGCAACTACCTTCCGGCCGATGTGGTCGAGAAGCTGACCTTCGCCGGAGCGGTTTTCTTTTCGGCAGAGGCAACCGCAAAGAAGCGGGAAGCACAGACGGCCGAGTTTCTGGCCAACTACCGACATGAAGTCACCGAAGAAGAGCGGTCGGAAATGAGAGCAGCCTTCGGCTCCGGAGCTACGGTGGTGGACATCATCAGCGGAAAGCGGATCAGCCTTTAAGAGAATAAACCTATTAGGGCATCGCCGGGCGGTGGTGCTTTTTTCAGGCAGAGGCCAATCACCTCTGCCTTTCTTTTTGCCCATTTTGCCTCTCCGGCGACGGAGAGAAGACCACAGAGGGCTGTGGGGAAAGGAGAAATCCATGAAGTACAACGAGAAGAATAAGCCTCTGGTGTGTATGATGACCCAGAGCACGTGTTATAAAGGAACGCGAAAGTTTACGCCAAAGGGTGTGCTGTGGCACAGCACCGGAGCGAACAATCCGTGGCTTAAAAGATATGTACAGCCGGACGATAACGCGCCGGATCGGGCTGAGTGGTTGGCAAGGTTAGGCAAGAACCAGTATGCCAATGACTGGAATCATATCGACCGTCAGGCTGGTTTGAACTTTTGGATCGGAAAACTGGCAGACGGAACAGTGGCAGCGGTGCAGACGATGCCCTGGGATTACCGGCCGTGGGGCTGTGGAAGCGGCAACAATGGATCCTGTAATAACACGCATATCCAGTTTGAGATCTGTGAGGATGCCCTGAACGATGCCAGCTATTTCAATGCCTGCTATCAGGAAGCCTGTGAGATGACAGCCTACCTGTGTAAGATGTTCGGCATCGATCCGAAGGGAACGATCAGCTACAACGGCCTGCAGGTTCCGACCATTATCGACCACACTGGAAGTCATGCTCTGGGGCTGGGGAGCAATCACGGTGATATCCAGCATTGGAGCCGCAGATACGGGAAGACCATGGAAAATGTCCGCAATGATGTGGCGGCTATCCTGGCAGCGGATGCTGCAGCGCCGACGACTCCGAGTACACCTGCTCAGACGGAGGATAATGCCAAGGCAATCTGGGATCGGCTGTATGCCGAGATCCAGAATCCCTATGGTGTCGCAGGTGTCATGGGCAATTTCATGGCAGAGAGCGGCCTCCGGGCAAACAATCTGCAGAATAGTTATGAAAAGTCCTTGGGGCTTACGGATGATGAGTACACGTCTGCTGTGGACAACGGCACTTATACCAATTTCATTCAGGATAGAGCTGGATATGGACTCTACCAGGCGACATTCTGGTCGATCAAAGAAAGCCTGCTGAACTTTGCCAAGGCAAACGGGAAGTCCATCGGTGACCGGGATATGCAGGTCAATCATTTCCTGAAGATGATGAGGGAAGAGTACACGGCCATCTGGAAGGTGCTGACAACGGCGAAGTCCGTCCGAGAAGCCTCGGATGCTGTACTGTTGAAGTTCGAGCGTCCTGCGGATCAGAGCGAGGCAGTTCAGGTGAAGCGTGCCGGTTATGGTGAGGAATTCCTGGCCAAGTACGGGAAGGCTGCTCCGGTAACGCCTGCCGAGGATCAGCCTGAGACCGAGCAGCTATCCGCTGCCCACGCAAAGTATATCAACTCGACCGGAACACACTATATCTCCAACAGCGGTTCAGATGAGAACGGCGCTTATTCTGGCGGCCAGGCCGGGGACCAGACCGGAAAGGAATGGCGCATGCGAGACTGGTACAACCGTCCCTGGACCTGTGTGCTCCGGTATCCGGATCAGAAGGTCGCGCTGAAGATCGCTCAACTGGCAATCGATGCCGCGCTCAATGATCATATCGGCTATGATCAGAGCCAGAACAGAACGTACCTGGCCCAGCTGAAATCGGTGGGCTGGGAGCCGTCCAAGATCAATGTGAACTGTGAGGCGGACTGCTCGGCAGGTGTATGCGCTAATGTGACGGCGGCAGGGTATCTCCTTGGCATTAAGGCGCTCCAGAATCATACCGGAACTTATACCGGGAATATGCGCTCGGCGCTGACGAAGGCAGGATTCCAGCTGCTGACGGATAGCAAGTACCTGACCAGCGGGGATTATCTGCTGCCTGGAGACATTCTCCTGAATGACGGTCACCACACGGCAACGAACGTGACCATCGGCAAGAAGGTCAAAGGTGAATGGAAGCCTGGAGCAGCCATCGTCCCTGTGGCCCCGTCTGAGCCTACGCCGGTTATCACTAAGTATTATCGTGTCCGTAAGAGCTGGGCGGAGAAGTCCAGTCAGATCGGCGCATTTACGGTATTCCAGAACGCCAGGAACTGCGTGGATGCCAATCCTGGTTATGCCGCCTTTGATGATAACGGGAATCAGGTGTATCCGGCTGTAACACAGACCTTTGAGCCGTATCTTGTGAAGGTATCCATTGATGACCTGAACTATCGTAAAGGTCCCTCTACTTCCTACGAGTCCTACGGCTATATCCCGGTCGGTGTGTACACCATCGTGGATGAGCAGGACGGCTGGGGCCTACTGAAGGCATATGCAGATCAGCGAAACGGCTGGATCAGCCTGGCATATGCCAGAAAACTCTGATCTTCTGAGGGGGAGCATTACCGCTCCCTCTCGCTTTTACATAGGAAATACCGGGTCATAATGAACGAATTCTGCGCTCATAACGGGCTGATTATTCGTTCAAAAAGACCCGCATATTATAAGTAGAAATATCGATAAACCGGTTGAAATGTACGGGCAAAAGAGTGATTAATACACTACCTCAAAAGGGGGAAACGGGTGGCATCCACCTGGAAAGGAGGACCAGAATGGACAAAATAAAGACCGCTGCTTACTGCCGCGTCAGTACGGATAAGGAAACGCAGGACGGCTCCTATGAACTCCAGGAGAGCTACTTCACTGAGCTGATCAGCGCCGATCCCCACATGGAACTTGTGGGCATCTATGGAGATAAGGGCAAGAGCGGATTGTATGCAGATAAGCGGCCTGGACTCCAAAAGCTCATGGATGATTGCAGGGCCGGGAAGATCAACCTGATCCTCACAAAGTCCATATCGCGCTTTGCCCGTAACATGGCAGAATGTGCGGAAATGATACGGGAACTGCGAAGCCTGGGGGTCAACATCATTTTTGAGGAACAGAACCTCAACTCGCAGGATACCAAATGCGACCTGGTTCTGAACATTTTCGCTGCCATCGCGGAGGAGGAAAGCCATAGCATCAGCCAGCATTCCTTGCAGGCCCATGAACAGCATACGATGGAAGGCAGGCCTTTTGGTAAGATTTCCTTCGGCTACAAGAACGGCGGGGACAATCAATGGATCATTAACGAAGAGGAAGCACCGCTGGTGAGGAAAGCGTTTCAGATGGCAGCAGAGGGAAAGAATTACGAGATGATCCGAAACACGCTAAAGGAAATGGATGGCCATCCTTGGCGGCAGAGCCGGGTAAGACGCCTTCTGACGAATGTGGTTTACAAAGGCGATTATCATTCCCATGCTACGGTATGCCTTGTGCCCGGCAAGCAGGTCAGGAACAATGGCGTCCGGGATCGGTTTTACATTACGGATCACCATGAACCGATTGTGAGCCCTGAATTGTTCGACTGGGTGCAAATGGTCATCAAACGGGAAATCCTGTATTCCCATAAGCGCCTGAACAAAGAGGATGCGGAATTTCTGAAGGGAGGAGCACATTTTGCCGAAAACAGTAACGAGAATTGAGCAGCCGAAAGCTGCATACAGAAAGCGGGTCGCAGCCTACTGCCGTGTGAGCACCGACCATGAAGCACAGCTGGATAGCCTGGAAAACCAGATGGAGACATTTCGGTTCCGGGCGGCGCAGCGAGGCGATTGGGATCTGGTGAACATTTACGCCGATGAAGGCCTGAGCGGAACATCGCTAAAGGGCAGATTACAGTTTCAGCAGATGATCGAGGATTGCAAAGCCGGAAAGATCGACTATATCATTACCAAGAGCATAAGTCGATTCGCCAGGAACACAGTCGATACCCTTCAGACGGTACGGGAACTGCAAGGATACGGTGTACAGGTTTATTTCGAGAAGGAAGGAATTGACACAGCGGATTCCCTTTCCGAGATGGTCCTGACCATCATGGCATCCTTCGCGCAGGAGGAGAGCCGGAGCATTTCCGAGAATGTAAAGTGGGGTATCCGGAAGCGGTTTGAAGCCGG